GCATGCACTTGTTTATAGGCCAATTTAAGCATTTCTTGTTCTTCTTTAGTGAACGGAGCTGTAAGTTTCCACTTGCCTAGCCATGACTCTTCGTCCATATCTGGCATGGTTTTTCCATCAGTTGCAGCTAATGCCAAGCCTAGTCTGTACAGGGTGTAATCACTGTTCCATTTTTTACCATCAGTAAATTTGTTCAAGCCACGCATAGCAAAACGCTGATGTTTGTGCAGTTCGCCCTTAGTTTCTACAATTATGTCTTTAATTTTCATTATCCAATAACAAAGCCTAACGGCATTGACCCATCAACAAAATCTTTAAGTTCTTGTTCCAGTTTCTCCATCTCAGCCTTGGCTTCACCTTTAAGTGTAGCACCATTCAGCTGCGTACCACCTTGTGGTCCTGGCAAACTGGCATACTTTTCTCTTGCTTCACCTACTATTAACTTGGCAAAACTATATGCATACTCTTGTACCCACGGAAATGACTGCACGTCATTTAATATCATGGCATCTGGCTTGTAATTGTACAGATGCAATAGCACATCTTCAAATCCGTTTGGATCTGCGTTTGCTCCCACAAAAGGAATTTTACGTATCAAGGTCAGCTTCTTGGTCACTTTGTTAAAAGTAAAGTTTAGATAACCACCAAACATACGCATGGCTAACTTTTGATAATCCACAAACAGTTCGTAGTTAAGCAAGCCACCTACTCTACCTGCTACCAACATATAAGTGTTAAGATAACCACTTGCAAATGGTTCAAACTGGCTGGCAGTTGTACCTGATACTGATCCAATACCGCGTCTGTATGCAGCTCTCACATCCATGACTACATCGGGCAATATGATTTCTTGTGTTTCAGGAAACAGTTTAAGAAATGCGTAACTTTCTTCGACGCTGTTAGTGGCCCGCTGTCTGTATTTGACCAAGGCCTGATTAATGGCCATGTCATAGTGTTCTTTGTCTAATTCCACATCTACTATGCCATCGCCTAGACGCATACGGATGTAGTCTGTGATGTCTGAACGACGTTTGTTCAGGCTATCTAGCCACTGGGCGCCTGGATCAAATTCAATGTGCCCAGAGCCTGTACCGGTAGCAGGATTGTATAAGCTATCAGATTTAAGAACGCCGTTAGCGTGAAAATAGGTAGTATCCGCTACTACATTACCAGTGAAAGGATTGGACATTCATGTTCCCTAAAGTACAAAGTATTTATTGTACTTTTAGGAGAATGGTATCTGAATTCAGTCGTCCGTTGCCCAGTGTTTCTGTAGCTTTGATATCTTCCAAGAATTTACGTAGCTGCACCTTACCCGCTTTGGCAAACTCTTTGAGTTTTTCTTCGGGTTTTCTCAGTGTTTTGCCTATGCTGGCGGATTCATTGTAACCGGTTAGTGTAGTACCTTTAATACCCAAAGGTCCAGTTACACTGTCTGCCACATACTTGTAGAGCTTGCGAGTCTTGGTGTTATAGCACCATAGCTCTTGGGCACCAATAATATCCACAGGATTGATACTCACCAGCTTGAGTGTCTTTTCTTCCTTCATGTATTTGAGCTTGCTGACTACCTTTTCTTTGTTGGGCGCACGTTTGACCCTGGCTTTTTTGGTAGCCTTCTTGACCGAACGATACTGGTCTAGCGCATCCAGTATGTTTTGTATAAATGCATGATGACGCTTGTAGTCTGACGCTTTGTAATGCCTATATGCTTCAGCAATCTGTTCATCTGCCTTACCCAAAGCCTCGCCCAGCTCGGTTTTACGAGCCATGAACAGGTCTTCAAACTTTTTGATTTGACTTTGCGGTACTGCATTAGTTACTAGATAATCGTAGGCCTTGGGATCCACTGTACCACCAGCTACCACTTCATCATACAGGCCTTCAAAGTGACCCAAGTGCTCACTGGTTTTTTCGTTGAGTCGATCCTGAATTGTTTTCACAGCAGCGGGTGCCACTGTTTTTTGTTCAGCTACAGGTTCGTCGGGTATATCGCTGTTTATGATTTCGTAGATTCGATCTTGCACATAGTTTAATTCTTTTTCGCGCAAAGGCATGCCCTGCTTGTGAGCCTTAATCAGGCTGCAAACTGTAATTGGCAGCAATCTATCGCTACTGCGAATAAAGCGACTGACATCGTTCTTGCTGTATTTGTCCTTCATCCAATCTACCACATACTTTTTAAGATCTTTGGCGCTGTAAAAGTAATTGTAGTAAAAGAAACTTTTACGCAGGTGGTGATCAAATTCCTCCTGCGTCATCGCAAGAGCCCGCTCTGTATCCCACACTGGCTCACGGCCGGTATGCTTCTCGTCAGCAAACAGTGGGTCGCGTTTTTTAGGCGGGGCTTTTTTGGGTGCTTTGATAGATTGTGCTAGTGCCATAGCCGGCTCCTTGAGTTGTACAAAAAGTAATTATACTATTCTTTGGGTTTTTCGTCAAGTAGTGTTGCAAACATCAGCCAACCTTGCAATTCTTGCAACTCTTGTTGCACTTTTGCTAACTGTTCGTCGTAGCGTACTGAGTGTCCGTATTTGCGACGCTCAACATTGAGTCGGCTCAATTCAGTCACGCTGGATTCCAAGTTTCTGTACATACGTTCCATTTGACGTTTGTTAGTCAAGTTGTACATGGCCCATAGATTGCGTCTGATTTGAGTATCTATAGCAGGCCAATCGTCAAGCGAATTAAAATCACTCATATTATGAGTATATAGCACAACCTAATTTGTGTCAATTAGGGCATCCGCTAAATATACAATAACAGGAAAAGATTGTGCCAAGATTATCAGTTTGGAAAGACGGAGCCCATAGCAACGACTACAAATACTTCGACAGAAAAATAAGCGAATTATTTACTGTGGGCGGCACCGGTATTTTTGTACATAAGTACCTTGGCACTACAGAACAAAATTTATCTAAAACAACTAATGCAGCCCAACCAACAACGGGCACTACATTAAATTTTAACAGTACATCAGACATAAATCTTGGCATGTTTGTAACTGCTACCGGAGTGATTACTGGCACTACTGTGGCTGCTAAAACTGCAAACACGATTACCTTGAGTGCAAATACTACCAGCGCAGTGGCATCAGGTGCTACAGTAAAATTCTATACTGATGCTGCTAAACCTAGCTATATTAATCAATCTGCTCTAAACATACAAGATTTACTTTTTGTAGAAAACCGTGACAGAAAGTACGACACAGACGTTTATTCCATGCGTGGTATCTACACTGTACAGGACATGACATTTGACTTGAGTCAATTTGGTATGTTTTTGAATACAGGTACATTGTTCATGGTATTTCATATCAATGATATGATTGCTACACTGGGTCGCAAGCTTATGCCCGGTGATGTGATTGAACTTATGCATCTAAAGGATTACTATCCGTTAGACGACAGCTTGCCTGTAGCACTTAAAAGATATTATGTGATCAGTGATTGTAACAATGCTGCCGAAGGATTTAGTGCTACATGGTGGCCGCATTTATGGCGTGTCAAAATCAATCCGCTAACAGACAGTCAAGAATACAAAGACATTCTCAATCAGATCAAGGTCGGTACTGATCCAATAACTGGTAACACTGGAAACATAACACTGGGTTCTGTTACCAGCATCATTAACAAGTACATCGAAATCAATGATGCTATTTTACGTGAAGCAGAAACTAATGTGCCTTATAGCGGTTATGATATTGATCACATTTATATCAAACCAACTACAGAAGATACTCGTTATCCTGGTGATCCAGAAGGAATTACTGCTGATAATGGAATAGTAACAAGTGATAGCGGAATAGCAGAAGGCAGTGGCGGCATTGCCAGTCCGAGTTCAACAGTTCAGGGTTATTTAACCGGTGATGGTCAAGCACCAAATGGATTGCCTGTCTATTCAGGTATAGCATTTCCTACAAATCCATTGGTAGGAGAATATGCCCTGCGCACTGATTACTTGCCTAACAGATTGTTTAGATGGGACGGTCGTCGTTGGGTCAAGATTGAAGATAACGTGAGAACAACTTTAACGCCAGGACCAAATAATCAAACTCAACGTAGTGGCTTTGTAAATAACACTAATACATTTACAAACAATTCTGGGGTGGTACCAGAAAGACAAAGTTTGAGCCAAGCACTCAAACCACAGGCAGATAACTAATGGCACAACAATTTTTTTATGACGGACAAATACGCAGATTTTTAGTTCAGTTCATGCGTATAGTCAGCAACTTTGAAGTTGAATTTGGTCGAGATAGAGATGGCACACGTACTTTGCAGCGAGTGCCTGTATATTATGGTGACCCAAGTAGGCAAGCTGCCACTATTTTGCGAGGTAATAGCGAAAACACACTGAATGCTGTACCAGCTATGAGTGTCTATATAAGTGGTTTTACTTATGCTCAAGATAGAGTGCAAGAACCTACATTTGTCAGTAAAATGAGCATTAGAGAAAGAGAATATGATCCCGAAACAGGATTGTATGGAACACAACAAGGCGACAGCTATACCATTGAACGGTTAATGCCAGTGCCTTACAACTTAGAAGTCAAACTAGATATTTGGACAAGTAACACCGAACAAAAAATGCAATTGATCGAACAGTTGGCGGTATTGTTTAATCCTTCTCTTGAAATTCAAAGTACCGACAACTATGTAGATTGGAGTAGTCTAAGTTATGTTGAACTGACCAATGTAACATGGACATCAAGAACTGTTCCTGCTGCTGCCGATGAGTCAATCGACATTGCTTCATTGACATTTAAAATGCCAATTTGGATCAGCGCACCAGCAAAAGTAAAACGTTTCGGAGTCATACAAAAATTTATTGGTAGCATATACGACGAACAAGGTGCATTAAGTGAAGAAACTGTGCTGGCCAATTTGGTTAGCCGAGTTTATGTAACACCATTAGATTATGGTGTGTTATATACAAGCAATCAACTTCAATTATTAAAAAAACAAGAAATTGTAGATTCCAATAATAATATTATTACATCAGGGCCACCGGTAACTTGGAAAGCATTAATAGAAGTATATGGTACATTGATAACAGGAAGCACTGAAATTAGATTATCATTGCCAACAGGCACAGAATTAATCGGAAGTATCGCCTATCACCCAACTGATCCATATCTTTTGTTGTTTGATCCATTTGAAGATACTGCACCATCAAATACATTGCAACCAATTAGCGCAATTATTAATCCATTAAACGTCAAAGTTGATAGCAGTTTGCTATCACCTAGTACAGGTACAAGATATCTTTTGACCAATGCCATTGGTAATGATGCAAATTTAGAAGGAAGTACAGTTTGGGATGACTTAGTAGCTAATCAAAATGACATTGTAGAATACACCGGATCCGTTTGGCAAGTGGTATTTGACAGTCAAAATGAAAATTCAACAGAATATGTTACAAATACATTGACAGGAATTCAATACCGTTGGACTGGGTCCGAATGGGTCAAGGCAGTGGAAGGTGTATATCGAGGTGGTGAGTGGAGTCTTATCATATAGGTTGTGGTGCATTAATTTACAGTACCTCAACTAAAAGATATCTTTTTTTATTAAGAAATCAGAAACGCCATGCAGGCTCTTGGGGTTTAGTAGGTGGTGGAGTGGAAGCCGGCGAAACAGCTATTGAAGCACTACATCGTGAAATACAAGAAGAAATAAATCTTCAAGATTACAATCAAATAGTACCGTTAGAAAAATTCACCAGTGATCAAGGTAATTTTGAATATCATACTTATCTGATCACTGTTGATAAAGAATTTGTCCCGGAACTAAACGATGAACACAGAGGATACGCTTGGACCACAATAGCTGATCATCCAAAACCATTGCACCCCGGAGTTTGGCGCACTTTCAACTTTCAAGCCATTGTTAATAAAATAAAAGCTTTTGAACAGGCGTTAGAGATCACACTCTAGTACCAAATCACGAAAATCTATTCTACGTAAATTTGTGTGAGACTGCCATTCAACTGGCATATATCCTCTTCCTGTACTATTAACTAGAACAAAATCTACTAAAGGATAAGTTCGAAAAACATGTGTCATTGCCAAGGCCCAAAACTTATCTGTTATATTCTCATAATCACCGTAAGCATTGGTATCTTTATAAACATTGTTGTAGTGGCCAACTGTATCTAATCCGTCGTGCCCTAACAAATATATTTTCGTATGTCCATCAAAGCAGGCAAGATAAGCAGCAATAGCGCCTGCATTCCATCCTGGGTTTTGTGGTATAACATGAAAAATACCAGGATAACTCACAATATTTTCATGAGTGCTATACACAACGTTGCTTTTAACAAATTGTGATTGTCTAACTTCATGTGCAATTTTAGAACCTACTACAACTAAAAAATCAGGTGTATAATCTCGATAAAGAGCATTGCAACCGTATGTTTGAACATTACGTCCTTTAAAAAGATCAAGATCAAATCCCAATCTGCTTGTGCCATTCCCAATCACTATTGCTTTCTGCATGAATCTTTGATTATGCACAGTTTTTGCTACAAACTCTTTACTGTAATTCCACTCTCCTTCACTATAGGTAGCCGAAGAATGAACATCCTCACCGTGGTAATTGGCTCTAAAAATCTTGCGTATTGTTTGCACTTTGGATCCTGACTGCTGACTGTATATTTATTTTAAAATTAGCGGAAGGGCGGACCACCTATCCAAAGTACCAAAGATCTACGAACACCTCTAGTAACTGGTGCTACTCTATGCAAAGTGTATGATGGAAAAAACCATGCCCGTCCTTTAACATAGCCTAATGTTTGAGCTTCATCATTTGTGGTTTTGACTTGAAATTGACCGCCTTCAAAGTCGGCTGGATCTGACAGCAGCATAGACATCGACAGTTTTCGCGGTACATGATTGTCGGTGGGATCAGCATCTGTGTGCCAATTGTAGTGGTCTTTATTGTCGTCGGTATATAAAGTCAGCTGCATTGGTTCGTAAAATCCGGTTAGATCAAAATGAAAATATCTGCTATTGACTTCAGCCACTGCACGTGAAAGTTTGTCCCATATTGGATATAATTCTGGTTTTGTGCTTAACCAAGCTACATTACTTTTTCTTATTTCTGGACTAACAATACCATTGTCCGAAGATCCGCCCACTTCGGCAGATTGCATTGACAACCATTCAGGCTGTGCTAGTATTAAATTTATTTCGTCATTGGTAAGAAATCCATCCCAGTATGCTAAACTGTCTTTGCCTGGAACGTTTCGTGGTGGAATCGTGTACAACATCAATGCCCCTCCGTAATAATTAACATTTGTTTAGAAAAATTGATAGTGTAAATCTATAATGGCTGGCCGTATGAGATTGGGGTCTAATAGTATGAGGAATCGCAGCATCAAAAAACAACAACCTTCCTGGTACGTAGGGGACGGCAAAAAATATTTCTTTTGTGTTATTTTTATAAAACAATGTTTCGCCATGCCAACCATCATTCCAATTTAAATTTACGTAATAAAGTAAAACTTTGTCGTTGCTATGTGTGTGTATAAAATGTGAATCTGCTGGCGTTGATAAATTTAAAATAGTTTTTTCTATTGTATATCCAATTAATTCTTCGCTAGCCTTTGTAGATTTGATTTTTTCAATAATACCAAGATTATCAAGATCCTCTTTAGAATATACTGAATGTAAGTAACGATGCTTTGAATTTTCTAAAATATGTGTATCTTCCCAACCAATCTGAAAGTAACTTTTAGTTGCAAAGTCATAGATGTCATTTGTATAATGAAAATCAAATAGATTATCATATATAGCTATTCTTTGACCGCTATCTGATATGATTTCTTTCATTTGGTTTCCATGTGATACGTTCTATTCTTTTGATATGAATAAATTGATCTTATTGTTCGATCTCCTGCTTCCTGCGCATATGGTCCATTTGTTCTCACATAATGAAGGAAAACCTGGCCAGAATAATATCCCTCGGGTCCATCGCATGCATTTCTCCAATGATCCAAGTCACATCCTGGATACAATAATCCATCGCCCTCGCCTAGATCAAATCTTCGACCGTCCATATAAATTGGCCACGCATAATGATGCGATCTTCCTAATTGAAGGGTAACACTTACTTCACAAGCTGGTCTATCGCTATGCTTTTCAAGAATATCCCCATTACTATACAGTCTTGCATACGCATAGGTAGGACTTAATGGTTCGCCAAATATATTCTCAATAGTGGGCCAAAGTCGTTCCTGCAAAGTTTCGAACATATATTCGTGGTCTAAGATAGCTTTTGCACTAGGAATTTGATCATCGCCACCAGGTTTGAGATCTATCGAGCGCAACAAAACATGTGTAAAAAAATGACAAAATTCTACTGGTACAAGTT